GGCGTGCTTTTTCATTGCTATAACCATAATACTCTTTGATCAACTCTACATCAGCATTCTTTTCGGACTTCAACCATGGATTCCATCGGTTTTTCGCCCTTATAGTATTTATAAGAAATGCATTTTGGAGAGCATGAGCTAGGTGAGGACGGCAATTGACCTCATTCGCTTGAACGATGGTTTCTCGATCTAGCGAAAGTGCTCGATTAATGATATATGGGGTGTATTGTTTTTCTGATCGTTCGTCTACAATGAGATTCTTTTGTTGATTGATGTTCTTGACAAATTCAAATGGACTTATCTTAGTTATCTTCTCAACATAATCTTCTGCAGTGTAAATCTTAGTAGGTTCACCCAAACCTTCTAGGATTGCTTCCTTCATTTCCACACCGCAGTCGCCATAATGTCAGTCAAACACGCAACCAGATTGATTTCCTGATCGACTGCAAATGCTGCCTTGTATTGATAGTCAGCGAGAAGAAGAATGATGGCAGGAATATTTTTAAATTCATCAAGATAACTGTCATAGATCTTACGAATGATTGCATTAGGATCACTATCCATATTTTCTACAACCCATGCACGCATCTTCGTCCAATCCTTGCCTTGAAGATAAGTCAAAAGACTCTTCATATCAAGATCACGACTGGTATTAAGAACACCCTCGTCAATAGTGCCGCCGACACTATACCGCTGCAGTTCGTTTAAAACACGGCGATAGTCAGGGAAGTGCTTCTTGAGAACATGAGCGACCACCTTCTCATCGAAGGTGACATTTTCTCCACGAAGAATGTCAGTCAATCGTTTCATGAACCGACCTGCCATTTTCGGACGGTCTGCCTTGGTAAGTTTAAATTCGATGACTGCACAACGACTATGCAGAGGAGAGATAATCTTATCCTTGAAATTACAAGTAAAGATAAACCGACAGTTGTTTGAATATTGCTCAATAAACGCACGAAGCGCAGGTTGAGTTGAATTTGGATTGAGGTAATCTGCCTCATCAAGAATTACGATCTTGGGTTTACCATTAAATGAAACCGACGCAGCAAACTCTGTAATCTTGACACGCAGAGTTTCAATATTTCTATCGTCAGAACCGTTGATGATGATGTAATCGCACCCAAGTTCTTCACAGACTGCTCGAGCGATGGTAGTCTTACCAACACCCGCAGTACCACAAAGAAGCATGTTAGGAATTTCACCAGACTCAACAAACTGGCGGAAGGTGTTCAATTGTGCATCTGGAAGGATACAGTCGTCCAATTTACGAGGACGATACTTTTCAACCCAAAGGAATTGTTCATTGCTCATAATAATCTCCATAATAAAAGGTGGGTGATGCCTCATCGATGACGCTCTTCGCAGCAGCAGACATCACCCTCAGCGAAGTTTGATTAACTATTCGTTTGCAACCAATGCAAGATAGTGTATGGATCAGTCTCGCCATACGGATCAGTCTCGCAGTTATCTTCCTTCCCAGGTTCGATAAACCACTTCTCGATCTTACCATTATCTACAACAACTGCATACCGCCAAGAACGAATGCCAAAACCAAGATTGTCCTTATAAACTTCCATGTTCATACCAGAAGTAAACTCTGCAGAACCATCAGGGATAACCTTAACATGCTCTAGTTTCTGATCCTTCGCCCAACAATTCATAACGAATGAATCGTTGACTGACAGGCAGTAGATATCGTCAATACCATGAGAGTAGAAACGCATCGCCAGTTCTTCGAATCCAGGAAGTTGCATTGTCGAACAAGTAGGCGTAAATGCTCCAGGAAGCGAGAATAGGATGACACGTTTACCCGCGAAAAGATCGAACGATGTCACATCCTCCCAACGATAAGGATTCAAATCCTCAATAGTATCATCACGAACACGAGTCTTGAAGACTACACTCGGAACAACTGTCGGTAGATTATCAACCATTAACATTCTCCACTTGAGCATCCCAATCATTGACAATCAGGAATTTATTAAACTGACGAATGACTTCTTCAACACTACTTGTAGTGAATTCGATAGACATTGCACGACCATCTACATCATTGTCATACGGAATTCGTGCACTAAATGTAATTTCTAACTTATCCATGACTGTATCCTTATACGACCGACGAAGGTTCCATCGCCAACCAGTATTCCAACTTCTTGGTCAGGTTGTTAAAGTGCATTGCCTTCTTCTTTCCGAGTGTTACCTCATAGTCATCAGCAATAACCTTCAGGTTCTCGACCTTCAGACGACAATCAAAGTCACCATCTGCGTTATTGTCTAGTTCGCGACGGAATGCATTTGCACGAGGATTAGCAGGGTCGCTAACAGTCAGAGTCACCTTACCGCCCTTTGAGACAACGCTCATGGTCGGAGCAGAAAGAATGGATGCTGCCTTCTGGACCATGCCAATCTCAGCAGCAGTCATCTTGAAGGTGAAGAACGGATCAATCTCGAGTGACTTATAGGGAGCAGCGGTAACTACTGATGGGTCAGCATAACCATACTCGAATTCCGACTTGTCCTTACGCAAGAACATACTCGACTGTTCAAACTCGATATCTTGTTCGTCCCAGATGCTGAGAAGAGCAAGGAGGTTGGGCAAATCATACACTGCGAATTCGCGAGGGAATGATTCGGAGACAGTGGCAAGAGTCAGAATGTTCTTACCTTCACTCACGGTCGCAAGAACTGAACCCTCGCGAACGACAATGTTCGTATTAATCGAGGCAAAGTTCTTTAGAACGGCGAGAGTTTCATTTGAGATCTTCATAATATATTAATCCTTAGTAGTCAGAGAGGTTTTAAGACGTGGTAAAGTAATAGTACCACCATCAGTTATACTATCATTATTGAAGAAAGTCAAGGTATTTGTTGCACTTCCCATGGTAGTAAATGATTCAGTATCGGTGTTTAGAACAAAAGTATTTTCGTCGAAATCATCTTCGACTCCAACTTCTTCATCATGCACATGTAATGCAATGATTGCGTAATGAATGACCTTCATGAGATCCTTACGCCAGTCTTCAGGTGTTCCCTTGTGACCATAACGTTGAGCATACTTTAAAATATTCCCAACAGTAAATCCAATACCATGACCACCGTCGATAATAAACTCGGTCGCCTGATATTGGTTTTGTGCGTAATGTCCATCATATGTGGAATCTACGTAGTCGGTGATCTCCCGTAGGAGATCACCCTCATTATATCTGTATTCAATTGTCATAGTTTCTCCTTAGAATGGGACTTCTTCAGTCATTTGGTTAAAATATGCATCTTCATTCACACCATCATCTGGCACTGCATCAACGTCGACTTTCTTATAGAGGTCGAGGAATGCTGCCTTGGTATCGGCATCGAAGCGATTAACGCAAAGTTCGATTGCCTTGCTGCGTGAATTAAACATCGCGTAAGCATTGACGATGTGCTCAAGACGACGAGTAGAAACCAGTTCGTCGACGCCACCGTCGTAGAAAGTCTTACGGATGATTTCCGCCCACGTGGTCAGTTTATCGGCGAATTCTTCGTCGACCTTTCCTGCCTTCTCCATCTTGTTCAGCACGATCTTCTTTTCGATCTTGGCGGAAGGATATTCCTGCTCAACGGTGATGGCGAAACGCTCAAGGAAAGCATCGTCGAGGATTTGGGCAGACATAAACTTGCCATCGTCAGAACCACGACCCTTGGTGTTGGCAGTGGCGATAACGTTGAACCCTGCCTTGGGAAAGATAGTTTCACCAGTCTTCTTATTGAAGTAAGGTTTGCCCTCAAGGATTGCTTGAAGACACATCATCTTGTTCGAACCACGGTCGATTTCGTCGAGGATGAGGATAGCACCACGCTTCATGGCGGTCAGGACTGGACCTTCGCGGTAAACAACGTTACCGTCGATCAGGGTGTTACCACCGATCAGATCGTCTTCATCGGTTTCAATCGAGATATTGACACGAAGGCATTCGCGCTTCAACTTGGCACATGCCTGTTCAATCATCGTGGTCTTACCGTTACCAGAAAGACCAGAGACGAACGTCGGATAGAACACACCAGCGTTCAAGATCTTGATTAGATCTTTATAAAAACCGAATGGAACGTAAGTCGTGTCAGCAGCAGGAACGAGGTTCTCAATAAGAACTTCCAACTTAGGAGCGATAACAATCTTCGCTGCTTCGCGAACTGGCATCGGGGTAACGTTGCCTACCATCAGAGGAGACAGGTTATACTTACCACGACCGATACGGTGTTCGGTCATGTTCAACAACCAGAAGGGAACCTTCTGACCAAGGTCACGGGCAGCGGCAACGATTTCCTTCTTAAGGAAAACACCGTTCTTGGTGTTGTTGGCGGAGAGTTTTTCAAGCAGTGCTTCACGGTTCATAATCATATTCATCATCCTCACATCATCATAATATAATACATTCTACCGCAAAACGCAGCAGAAGTCAACAGTTTTTTAAGAAATAATCAACTCACGCGACTCAACTAGTTCATGAGAACCGTCATTGCAGAAGTCATAATATTCAACGGTTTCATTGCGAAGAAGCATAAACCCAGCACCATTGGGATATACAGCACGAAGGACACCATTTTCATCACGCGACCACGAGCAGAGGACGAGAGTTTCAAGTTCAGAGGGGAAATCAACCATAATAAAATTTTCCTTTTCAAATTATATACACAGTATACCCCAAAAACGAGATAAAGTCAAGCCCTATTCTTGCGATATATGTAAAAAAGATACAAGATTATCCACAGCGGCCATAGCGAAAGCGCAATCAAAAACATTGCACCCAATACATAAAATGCAATAACCAAAACTGTCAACAAACCAATCAATTCTAACACAGACCATCTCCCTATCATTATGCTACTGCCCGAATCATTTTGGTAAGCAGAACACGGTTTGCTTGCTTTCCGTTCTGCATCTTTTTGAATGCTTGGAAGATTTGCTTCGTATTCTCACTATCAACCTGCAAAGTATCAGCGCCAATCTGAAGGTTCTTGCCACCTGGAACGAGGAAGCGATTGTGGAACCCACCGTGGTTGTCGAGAGTGAACACACGGTCCTTGACCCATTCTGTCTTCCACTTGGCATCGAAATTGAAGTCATCACCGAGCATACGACGAGCAGTATGCTTTTCGCTGTATCCTACGATGAAGAAATTGATCACTCGCGAACCAGTCACCTGACCGTAGAGTTCGAGCAATGCCTTCGAGTAGGCAGAGCGCATACCCTTATCGCGGTCATACTTCACAGTAACCGACTTACGAGTCTTAGCATCTTCAATAGTCAGATTGCTATTGCCGTAGTAGTTATAGGTATTGGTGTTAAAGTTATTGTCACCGTCACCATCAGTCAAGAACACGGTCGACAGAACTTCGAGACGATGCTTCGAGCGGAACTGTTCAGCAATCGAGCGAGCAACGATAACTGATTCCTCGAGAGGAGTCGAACCAAGACCGAAGTGATCAGGATACCTGTAAATCAGATTTTTATAACTACCATACGAACGACGATTTTCATATGCATGACCAAGATGCAGCAACTTTTTTACAGCATTATTAAACTGTGCACTAGAGCAACTCCCGTCGAGGAACTGATACAAGAAGAAATTTGAATCAGCAATCTGGATATCGTTCTTGTTTTCACCAGTGGTAATTTCACGATGTTCACGATTGTGCGCAGGGAATGCAGACTTAGCAAACTGGTTATTGATGAAACCGTAAACTTCCAACGGGATACGAACCTTACGGCAGAACATTGCCAGCGTAACCATCTGCTCAATCGTGCCTTTCATGTTCATGTCCATAGAACCAGACATGTCGAGGAACATAAGCATGCCATGGTTCTTACCGTTAGGCATAATGGTGTGACGAGCGAACAAATCTTCGCTGATCTTATGTGCCCACAAACGATCAGTGTCAAGACGACCAGTCTTAGCAACAGTCGCACGAGCAAACTCAGATGCCTTACGACGCATTTCGAATTCTTGAACCATCAGATTGATATACTTTTGGTTGTTCGCACGAAATTCGTTGTAAACCTTAGTTGCATCAGTTTCAGAATTGACAGTGTTGTAACCATCACGAACAGTAATCTTGATGCTATCAATCACCCGTTTCATTGGAATAATATAGTCAGAAGGTTTTACGATCGTCAGGTTGCCATAGACATATGGACGCGACTTATCATCGACCAGTTCGTCTTCACGATTGCGGAAGTGTTCGTCGGTTTCAGCGATAGGATTTTCGTTGTAATAAGGTTCTTCTTGAAACCCCTTTGAACCATCTGGTTCGCGCGAATCATATTCTTGATCGTCGCCATTTTCACCAGATTCATCTTCATCAGTTTCAGAGGTGGTGTTCTCATTGTCAGTTTCGTCAGTCATTCCACCCGATTGACCTTCGCCATCTTGCGTGTCATCGGTTTCTTCCGACTCATCATCAGACTGACCATCAGAGGTTTCGGAAGGAGCAGAGGAAGATGAGTCCATGTCGAATTCATCACCCATCATACCACCGAGTTGATCCATCAACTCATCAAAGGCAGTTTCTTCGGGAGTCTGTTCAGTCTTAGCGAGACCGTAGAGTTCGGTTGCCAACGCCGAAACTTCTTCCCAAGTTTCTAGAACGTCGATGCGGCGCAGGATTGCCTTCTCATCTTCCGAGAACTGAATGTTCAGGAAAGCACCAACCTTGTAATAAAGGTTGACACGGTCGATGAAGCGAAGTGTATCGAGGT